CACCAACGTGCAAGTGGTAGCCCACTATGTCAATGGGAAATCCAAGGCCGGCACAACGCAGTGGCAGGACGTTTGCGAGAGCGCGAAGGTTGACGCTGAAATGTGCTTCAACTGGACTGTTCGCAACCAAGCGCTGACCGATAGGCTGCACAGCTTGGCTGCAGGGCGCCCGATTATTCTGGCGCATGGCGGCAGAGCGCCGATGGGGCGGTCTGACGGTTTTGCAAATGATCTGCTCCCGGAGCGCGCGGCATTCGAGCAATGCCTCGATGGGCTGCGTGACTGCTTTACTGTCGGCATAGGGTCGAAGGATGGGGTGAAATACGGTATTCCGGTGGATTTGGATGTCACGGGAAATACCAGCGTTTCCGACCTGCTGGATATGGCCTATTCGTGTGATGCGATGGTGGCTCAATGCAGCTTCGCTATACCGCTGGCCGAGTGCTTCGATAAGCCAATGTTGGCCGTGTGGAGCCATCGGGTGCATGTCTCGAACCAGGCATACATTAAGACGATCACACCACAGAAGGTGTTGAGCAAAGTGACATCGACTTTCGTAATGGACGACTGGAACAAAGAACAGATGACAGAGGCGGTAAATGCGTTTCGTAACCTTTGAGGAAGTCGCGGCAAAGCTGAAAGGCCGGCATATCGCCATCGTCGGAAGCGGGCCTGGAAGTCTCGATAACGCTCCTGGCTTCATAGACAGTCACAACATCATTGTACGCGTGAACAACTACAAGACTGGGCCGGCGCAGGGTTTCAGGACAGATATCCACTATAGCTTCTATGGCACCTCGATCCGCAAGAGTAAAGAGGATTTGATTCACGATGGCGTGAAGCTGTGTATGTGCAAATGCCCGAACTCCAAGCCGATTGAATCGGAGTGGCATGAGCGAAACGGTAAGCAGGTTGGAATTGACTTCCAGTACATCTACAAGAACCGTGCGTCGTTCTGGTTCTGCGACACATTCGTGCCGAGTGATGAACACTTCGTGCGCTCGTTCGAGTTGCTAGGAAAGCATATTCCGACTACCGGATTTTCGGCGATTCTCGATATCCTGGCGTGCGGGCCGGCCAGCGTATTTCTGACTGGCTTTGACTTCTTCACCTCTGGAATCCACAACGTGGATGAGGCCTGGAAGGCGGGCAATCCGCAAGACCCAATTTGCCATCGACCTGACCTTGAGGCCGCATGGCTCCGCGCGAACCATGCTGGGAAAAGCATCACCTTCGACAAACGACTGCAGCAGATGATGGAATCGTCCGATGAAAGTTGATCCAGCCTATAAGCCGATGTTCTGGTCCATGCAAATGGAAAAGCAAGTCGGAGACCGTCTGGATATCGTCATGACCGATCCTGACTTGCTGAAGGTCTACCAGCAGTTCGGCGGCGGTGTGTTTCGCAGGTCGAGCGTATTCCATGGCCTTGGTCGCTTCCTGGTCTCCGCCGGCGTGAGTGGTGACACTTGCTTCGAGGTCGGAACGTGGAATGCTTTGACTTCGGTTGTCCTGTCTCGCTTCTTTAAAAAGGTGGTGACGGTCGATATCGCCCACAACAGCATCAAGCGCGACATCATTAGGGCGCTCGGCATCACCAATATCGAATGCATCGACATTGCAGATAACGCGGAAAAGGCCAAGGTTGCCACCGCGACGAAATTTGATTTCGCCTATATCGACGGCGATCACGCAAACGACACCTATACCGATTTCGACCTGGTGAAGCACTGCGGGCGCGTGCTGTTCCACGAGGTTTGGCCTCACCAAGAGTCGGTTTGGAACCTGGTTCACTCGCTTCCTGGCGATCAGGTTGAGCATGGCGGCTTCGGATTGGCTATCTGGGACAGCACGAAGGCGTAATTCATGGACAAGTATATTGCCAGCTTCGATAAGGTCGAAGATGGCGACCTATCGCTTTGTCTTGGCGCCGGGGTTGCCTATCAGACGAATATGGGTGCATCCCGCGTCCCTTACGACGACAGCTATTTCGACAAATATGCCTCCTACGAAGGAACGGCAGTCGAAAAGGCGCTGAATCGCGGTCGGTGCGCGATGCTTGCGCGTCATGCGGCTGATGGCGCGACGGTGCTGGATATCGGGGCCGGCTGCGGGACGTTCGTTCGCGCCGCTGCAGCATGGGGATTCGAGTCGCGCGGCTTTGATGTTATTCCGAAGACGGTTGAGTACCTACGAAGCATCAAGGCCTTCGCCAGCGACCCTGGCAAGTTCGATGTGGTGTCCTTCTGGGATTCCCTGGAGCATATCGACAACCCAGGCGAAGTGCTGGAGCAGATCCAGCCTGGCTGTGTGGTGCTGGTGGCGATTCCGATCTTTGAAAATCTGCGGCACATCCGAGAATCGAAGCACTACCGTCCAGGCGAGCATCTGTACTACTTCACCGAGCAAGGCTTCCTGCGCTGGATGGCACTACGCCGCTTCCATGTGCTTGAAATCAGCAGCCATGAGGTTGACGCTGGCCGTGAAAGCATTGGCGCCTATGCGTTTTACCGGGACAACTATGAAGCCTAGCCGACTCAATCGCCAAATCTCAGTGTTGCGGAAATCGACATCGAAGGATAGTCGCGGCGGTGAGGTGGTGGAGTGGATTCCTCTGGTTGCATTGCCTGGTAGTCCATTGCTGCCGGAGCGATGGTGGGCGGAAGTTCAGGATGTTCTGCCATCGCGCGCTGAGAAGGTTGAGGGTGCCGTTGCTTTAGGTGAAGGCATGACCCGCATTCGTATGCGTTATCGCATCGACATTGATGCAACGATGCGCATCACTGTCCATGGCGACATCGACCAGACCTTCGAAATTCGCTCCGGACCCGCAGAAATCGGTGGGCCAAAAGATCGTATCGAAATGATGTGCGAACGCTACTCCACCAAGATTGATCCGCCTGCCGATGTCTGATTCTGTTACAGCAAAGATGGTTGGATTGCCGGAATTTTCGGCTCGCCTGCGCGATCTGAGTTCCGATATGGAACGAAAGATAGTGCGAGCTGGCGCGCTGGCTGCCGGCGTTGTATTCCGCAATCAGGCGCGCGAGTATGCTCCGACCCTGAAACTTAATAAGCGGCGCAAGGATCGTGTACCCGGTGCACTGAAAAAATCGATCTACGCAACTAGATCGAAAAGCAAGTCACGCCCAGGCTTGGAAACAATCGTCGTGGCTGGCAGAACCGGGAATAAGGGAGCCAAGAAGTCAACCGCGAGCGCGTTCTACTGGCGTTGGGTTGAGGATGGTCACTTAGCGCGTGGCCCTGGAGGAAAACTGAAAGGCGGCAATAAGAGTCGAGCACTACAGCGCTCGAGGCTGAAGGCTGGAGGCGGGAAGTTCGTTCCTCCTGTCGCCTACCTGCGCAGGGCATTCCAAACAAAGCAGGATCAGGCGATTTCCGCCTTCAATAAGCGCATCGAAGCGCGCATTGCAAAAGCACAGAAAGCACTGAATGAGCGCTGAATCGATTGTTCTTGCGGCCCTTAGTGCCGCTTCAGGTGTGACGAACATCGTCAACAATAATATTTATGCCGCACTCCTTCCACAAGGAAAAAAACTGCCGGCTATCGTCTACGTCAGGACTGAAACGGACTATGTGACGACGATTCACACAGCCGCCCCGCAGGCCTCCAGCGTGACTATGGATATTTGGTGTATCGGTGAGACTTTCGCAAAGGCTGAGGACATTGCTGATGCAGTTGAAGCGGCGATGGCTTCTGTAGTCGGGTATCCAGTTGGTCGCCGTCAAGAGGTGGACCCGGAAACCGAAGCGCTGATCGCCATCCTGACATATAAGGTCTGGGTATGAGTCCGTCAACTTTCAAACTCCACGAGCATTTGATCCGCCTTGTGCGTGGCATCGTGAACGCATGGGAGAACTGGCTGAAAGAACAGCCGAAGCAATAGCAGATTTTGGCCCGTAGGTAGCCACGCGACCGCCCTCGCTACCAAGACCAGCCGAACTAAAGCAACGAGTCCGCAGTAGGCCATCACCGCAAGGTGCCCGCCTACTATGTGCCGCCTCGTCTTCATTGATGAGGAAGCAATATGACTACCGTAGTTAAATGGAGTGGCGTACAGGTCGCCATTCAATCCGCACTGGCCGCCGCTGATACGATCTCGGCGATCACCAAGGCAAACCCAGGTGTGGTGACTGCCACCGCGCACGGCCTGAACAACGGCGACTATGTGAAGTTGACCGTCCAGGGCATGTACCAGGTTGATTCCCGCGTGTTTCGCGTGGCGAACAAAACCACTGACACGTTCGAACTTGAAGGTGAGAACACAACCGCATACGACACGTTCACTTCGGGTAGCGCCGAAGCAATTACGTTCGGCACGACCATGACGACCGCTGTTGGTCTGCAAGCTTCTGGTGGCGATTTCGACTTTATCGACGTGACCACCATTCACGATAACGTGAAGAAGCAAGTCCCCGGTGCTGCAGCTGCTGGCGTCTACACCTTCGACAACCTGTGGGATCCATCGGATACCGCGCTGGCTGCATTAAAGGCTGCTTCCGACAACCAGGCGCAGCGCTGCATTCGCTTCACATTCGCGGGCGGTCAGAAAGTCCTGTTCACCAGCTACATCGGCTGCACTCTGCTGCCGACGGGTAACGCGCAGGACAAAGTAACGACCCCGCTGACTGCAACCATGTTCGGGCGTCCGACGATCTACGCATCCTAATCAGCCGCTGTGCGCCGCGTTTGCGGTCACGTGGCGCACAGTTTTTCAACCAGTAAGGAACCGCAATGGCAATCATCAAGAAATCTGAAGTAGTAGCACCAGCCCTCCAGAAAGAGGAGGTGATTGATGTGCCCGAGTTGGGTGGTGAAGTAATCGTGCGCGCACCAGGTTTAGCCGAGCGCCTAGATATGTCCACAGCGCATACCACCGGCAGTAAGTTCGCGCATATCTCTAAGTTGCTCGCCGTGTCTGTCTTGGATGGTGACTATGAGCCGATATTCACCGTTAAGCAATGGGAGGCCTTCGGGCGGAAGAACGGCAATCTCGCTGCAGCTATGCGCCTATGGGATGTTGCATGGCGCCTTGGCGACTTTGATGGAGAGCAAGCCTCAAAAAACGAGGAAGCCCCGACCTCCGACTAGCAATGCTGCTAGCCATGAGGATGGGGCGTACGTTGGGGGAACTATGTGAAAGCATGTCCTCCGCAGAATTTAGCCTATGGATTGAGGCATACAAGGACGACCAGTGGGGTGGTAGGGATGATGACTTCCGCGCTGGCATCGTAGCATCAACCATCGCAAATTTCGCCGGAAAGCAATTGGCGAACAATGCCACCACAAGGCCGCAAGACTTCATGCCGTCCTACGGCGACCAAAACGAAGAAGCGCAGGACGAACCAGATCCATTCGCTTATTTCACCGCAGTAGCAAATAACACACCGTTCAACAAGGGATAGCGATGCCATTACTGAGCATTGACATCGAAGCGCGATATGCCAAGTTCCAGGACGCCATGTCCAAGATCGAGGCATCAGCCAAGAAATCTGCCGGAAGCATTAAAGCATCATTCGGCAGCGGCTTATTCGCAGGCCTGGCTTCGGGTATTTCTGTTGCCGGTCTGGTCGCCATCGTTAAGAACTCGATTGATGCTGCAGACCATCTGAATGACCTGTCTAAAAAGACCGGCATCGCTGTTGAAACGCTTGGCGGTATTGGCTTCGCTGCGGCTCAAGCTGGTGGCGACCTTGAAACCGCGTCGGCTGCCGCTGGAAAGTTGAATAAGTCTATCGCCGAAGCAGCATCGGGCAACAAGGAAAGCGCTGATGCATTTAAGGCGCTCGGAATTTCTGTGCAGGATGCCGGCGGTAGGCTGAAGACCGCAGATAAGGTCATCGCTGAAGTCGCAGACAAGTTTCAGGGTTACGCGGACGGCCCTGAAAAGGCAGCAATCGCTTTGCGCCTGTTTGGCAAGGCTGGCGCCGACATGATCCCGCTGCTCAATGATGGCGGCGCAGCGCTGCGAAAGAACATCGAATACTTTCAGAAATACTCCGGCGTCACGCAGGATATTGCGGAAAAGTCGGATGCTTTTAACGACACGCTGGAGAAGATCAAATTACTCTCCGGTGCGGCTGGGAAGCAGGTTTCCGCAGAATTGCTTCCGACCCTTCAGCTTCTCGCTGACAAGCTACTTGGAATAAAAGAAAACTCGTCAGGATTCTCCGAGGTAGCGGCGGTGGTAGGAACAGCATTTCGTGGAATTACTATTGCCGCTGCTGGTGTTGTTACGGCCTTTGATGCGGTCGGAAAACACATAGGTGCTGTATATGCTATTGCGGCAAGATTGGCCGATCTTGATTTCAATGGCGCTCTCAATGTCAGTAAGGAATATATTGACGATTTGAGTGATAGGGCGAAAAAGTTCTCCGAATTCGTCACAGAGATCTCCAACACCGCAAACAATCGCCAGGTGACTGGTGGTTTCACTCCAGAAGAAATTCAGGATGCACTAAATCCTCCTAAAAAGCCGGCCCCGCGCCTGCCTGGTACTGGCGAGGATGGTGAAAAGAAAAAGCTGGAAGGGCGCCTCAAAGAACTTGAGCGCATGAACGACCGCGAGCATGAACTCCTGGCCGAGCGCAATGAATTCCTGCAGGACGCCTACCAGAAAGATTTGATTTCTATCCGCGACTACTACGAGGCACGCAAGGCTGCATCGGATGAAGCACTTGTCGCAGAGCAGCAGAATCTAAGCAAGGAAATCGAACTCCTGCGAGGTCGCAAAGCCAAGGACGCCAACGAACAGGCAGAGAACGAAAACAAGATCAAGGAACTGATCGACAAGAAGGCAAAGTTGCAAGAGAAGGCCGGCAATGACGCGATCAAGGATCTTCGCGACCAGGCATATGCCTACGAGCAGTTGAAGCGCTCCATTGAGGACGTTAATACCTCCTTACTGGAACAGCAGGGTTATTCCGGCGAGGCAGCGGCACGCCGCTTCGATGAGCAGAACCGTCAACTGCGTCAAAAGCTTGAGGCGGAACTTGCGACAGCACAGCAGAAGCAGGACAACCCTTCCGCCGTGGTCGCCACCAAGGCGCTGAATAACCTTTCCGCA